AAGGCAGACAAGAGTGGTGCCGCTCTTGTTAGTGGATTTAGTCCAGCTATCATGGCTAGCTTGCTAGGCGCTGATGTGGATCAATTCACTCCAGAAGGTATCATGCTTAAGACTGTAATGGTTTCGCGCTACGATATCTAACTGTTGTAAAAATGCAACACTGAACCCAGTCAGCGCAGGTTGACTGGGTTTCTTTTTGAGCTTATAATTAAGATATGTACAAAGTAATATATAATGAAATAGAAACAGAATTTCCTAGCTTAGATGCGGCAATGGCCTATGCTAAGACGTTAGATGCTTTTGTTAGCATCACAGGAAGCGAATTTGAAATTGTAGGCAAGTTTGGAGTCGATGAAGTAACTGATCCAAACTACAACGGGTGGATATCAAGGAAACACAGGAAGTAAGTATAATGGATAATATCAACATTAAGAACTATACTAGTCGATGGGATTATATGGCCGATCGTGCAGGAGTTTCTAAAACTCCTTCTCATACTCAAGAGCCTACGCAATTTCAAATCGTCGGTACGTTTGTCGGTAACTGGAAAGAAGAGTTAGACCATCTTATTAAAAAATATAATGGTGGTCATGGATTTAATTTCTTAACAAAACTAGGTGCAGGTACAGATCCTTACACATATAAATTAGATCTCAATGATATGAACAGTGCAGGAATTTCTACAGACACAAAGTTTGTTTATCGCATAGGTCCTAGTCAAATGATAGAATCTTTTTCAGAAATACCAACCATTAAGAAAATGGTAGATTGGTTTGGATTTACTGGATTAGTACTATCCAAAATACATATTCAATATCCAGGACAAATTTTTCCATTCCATTTTGATGATCTGACTACTCATAGAGGGAATACCGACTCTGACAACTCTTTAGATAAAGATCCAAATAGCTGTGCTAGAATAGAGGTACAACTATTAGATTGGGACTATGGACATGTTTGGGGAATAGGAAACAACTATTGGTCAAATTGGCAAGCAGGTGAAATAATGTGGCACTCATGGTATGACGTTCCTCATGGTACTGCAAATAGCGGAATGACCCCTAGGATAAACTTGCAAGTAACTGGAGAAACTACTCCAGAGCTTTTAGAAAAGTTAAAAAGAAACAACGGAAACATTATTTTGTAAGTTGACAGCTCACCAAAATAATGTTATAATAATACATATAACAGAATAGGGGCATACTATGCCATGGATTGAAAACGTAGCAGCCGCAGATATTCCAATTGGATTTCATCATGCAGCCGGAGAGAACAGTATGCTGATCAGCATTGTTGATCCCGCTAGCTGGCGCCCAGAAGCCAAGCACCAGTTCAAAGAGCGTCACAACTTTGAGTTTTTGGATATTGAAGAAAAAGACTTTGCCTTGGACGAAGCCATGCGATGTAGCCATGAGCAGGCCGCAGAACTAGTTCGTTTACTGCAACACGCATTGGACAATCGTATGAATGTGGTTGTTCATTGCTATGCTGGCGTTTGTCGTTCGGGTGCGGTCTGTGAAGTTGGAGTCATGATGGGCTTCGATGATACAGAGCGTTTCCGTAGTCCAAACTTGCTTGTCAAGCATCGTATGATGAAGGCCCTGGGTTGGACATATGATCCGGACGAAAAGCCTGTCCCATTGGCTGGCGACGAGTATATGAGACAAGGGGATATTTAAATGACTAAGTTTCTAATATTAGTAGTGTTGATATTGTCTGGATGTGCATCAGCAACTACAGATAATGCGTTGCCGCTATCAACATTCACTACTACATTAGAGAACCGAGGAACTGTGATATTATTGCACGGTTGTGCAGGTCCAGACTCGAGACAGGATAAATTTGCTAAACTGTTGACAGAGGAAGGGTTTAATGCTGTAGTGTTAGACTCGTGGGCATATCGAGGAGTAGCTTACGGAGTTGGACCAAACTCTGTATGTTCTACATACTCAGTTAAGGCACGTAATCGTCGAGATGATGAGTTGTATAAAACTGTCGAATGGATCAAGTTGCAAACATGGCATAAAGGTCCAATATCAGTTGTAGGTTGGAGCCATGGTGCAATGGTAGCACTATCGGCCGCAAATAATGGACCAGAATACGGCATCACTAAAGCTGTATCTTTCTATCCTTACTGTTTGCCAAATACCTACAACAATCCTAAAATTAAGATTCAATTGCATATAGGTGCAAGCGATGATTGGACTCCTGCAAAGCTATGTCGTAATTTGTATTCATCGTCATCAAATGGTAAGTTGTTCGAATACGAAAATTCCTATCACGGTTTTGATGGTAATGTAAGTGCATCTGTTAGAGGTATAGGAGATAACGGCATTACAATGAGAACTATACAACCAAATCAAACTGCTAAAATATTAGCATATTCTAGAGTAATTGAGTTTTTAAAAAATGAATAAATGTTATCAACTTGTTGGTATTCCGGGTGCAGGAAAAAGCACCTGGATTAAAGATCAAATCTGGGCGTTGGGATTGACTGTTGTTTCTACAGATGCTTTTGTAGAAGACTATGCTAGAGCACAAGGCAAGACTTATTCAGAAGTGTTTACGGATTACATGCCCACCGCAGTTAATCTAATGGCTGAACAGGTTGTAAGAGCACGTGAGCTTGGGCATACTATAATTTGGGATCAGACTAGTACCACTGTTGCCAGCCGTGCTAAGAAGTTTCGTATGTTACCAGACTATGAACATATTGCAGTAGTGTTTCGTACTCCGGAGCATAAAGAGCTTATGCGCAGATTGGAGAGCCGGTGGGATGATGGTAAGATTATTCCCGAGCATGTTATTGCCAGTATGATTGCCAGTTGGGAAGAGCCTACTCTAGAAGAAGGCTTTAAAGAAATCTGGTTTACGTAATAAATCACTTGACTAATCAAAGCACTTATGTTATAATGTTAGACTAAACAGTAAAGGACATACTATGGCAGGCAAAGCAAAATCGGTTTATTTGACTATAAACCCAAAAGGTACATTTACAACAGCATTTCATAAGGTATTCTTTGATGCTAAGGCATATAATGAATACGTTAAGACAGATGAGTTTAAAGCCAAATGGCCTAAAGAAGAGTTTGATATTGTAAAAGAAACTTATTAATGAAAGGAGGCATGTATGCCTAGTGTATTCTTAGTAAGCGACACGCACTTTGGACACATGGGTGTATGCCGCTTTACACGTAACGATGGTGTTACAAAATTACGACCATATGATAGTCCTGAAGAAATGGACGAAGATATGATTGCAAAATGGAACGCCAAGGTTAAGCCCACAGACAAGGTCTATCACTTAGGTGATGCAGTTATTAACCGTAAGGCGTTAAAGACATTAGGTCGCTTAAACGGCGACAAGGTGTTAATCCGTGGTAATCACGACATCTTTAGGGATGATGAGTACAGGTTATATTTTAGAGAATTACGTGCATACCATGTAATGAACGGCATGATCTTAAGTCACATTCCATTACACTCAGATTCAATGGGACGCTTCGGTGTTAACATTCACGGACACTTACACGCCAATCGCGTGAAGAAGGCTCGTGGTGTTGATGCTAGGACTGGAGATATCTTATACAGTGACGAAAACGATGTACGTTATCATTGTGTTTGTGTAGAACAAACTGACTTTGCGCCTATCTTATTTGAAGAAGTGATTGCACGAATCGAAGCAGAAGGTGGATGTGTAGGGTTTAGGAACGGTAACGGACCTACAATGTAAAAATAGGACCTTCGGGTCCTATTTTTTTGATTAAAATTCGCTTACTTCTGCCGTTAATCTAGGAGCCGATGCAATATTGTTGTCTGCATTATGTGAGTTTTTTATATCATGCCATCCAAGCGTCTTAGGATCTGCAAGAAATTCATCGTAATCTTCTTGGGTATTCCATACCCATTCAGATGTCATTGTTAAAAAATCTTCAGAGTTAGTAACCTTAACTGATAATAGTTTTCCGGTATCTTTATATGTTGATTTAAAGTACTCAAATAATTCTGGAGTCATGTTAACTGTGTGAAATGGGACATCTGCACTAGTCCTAGTAAATTGGTTTGTTACTTTTATCATAATTAATCCTTGCAAGGTATTCTACATGTATTTATCAGTTATTTTTTTTTAGGATAACTAATATGGTCATAAATATGCGTACATAACTCAAGGCTCAACAATGTCAGACTTTTTCTTTATAGAACACGAGTTCAAATCTTCCAACAGACACTTAGTATCGTGTTTTAAAAATACTGGAAGTCATACATACTCTAATACTAATTTTACTAGATTTTTCATATTACAGAACGCATCAATAGCTACGAACAAGTTTACGGGTGCGGGCGATGTGGTTGCGCGAGTGAATGGAGAAGTTACAATAAACGGAGATCATGTAGTAGTTGAAACCCCAGGCTACTTGTTCAAAGATGAAATTGTATCAAGCTATAATAAAGGCATTATTGGAGACCTAAGCTATATCGACGGATGCAGTAATACTAACCTAATTAATCCTCCACGCAACGGAGACCCATGTATGAACTACTTATATTTCCCACCAGAAGTTAGCCAGCAGTTTCATACACATCCTAGCGTTAGAATTGGGCTAGTTGTTGACGGCAACGGAATTGCCTGTACACCAACTGGAGAAATTCCATTAGTTGCAGGAAAATGCTTTTATTTAGATAGACATGTGCTACACAGATTTAAAACAACTAACAACAGTTTAAGTATTGTAGTATTCCATCCCGACAGTGATGATGGTCCTCGAGACGAATCTAACCCTATGAAAACAAGGACTTACCTATAATGGCCAGCTACTTAACATATGTTTTACTAGACGATGAAAATTTAGGAATTTTAGCATCTAGTAAAAGTTTACCGTTAATACAATTTTTATCAACTGGCATAATGGATACTAGTTTAAAAAGTTTGTTAACATATGCACCTAGTACTAAAGATACTGCAACCTGGCTTGAGGATAATAGGGCAAATCTATCTGAAAAAAATATAACGTTGGTATCTGATAAAATATTAGATATGCAACCTGAGAATATAACTGCAAATTTTTTACAAAAAAAGAGATTAGTGCAGTTACGTATTCAATTATTTCAATATTTGATAGCAGTCACTGACATATATATTTCGATGCATACCTATACTACATCTGACATATTTGATCTAACTACATCTGATATTTTAAAAAATAATGAACTGTTAGAGTTATATGCTGATGCTCGAATATTACCTGTAGACGAAGCAAAAAAAGAATTAGAAATGAAACATCAAACTAGAATTGCTACACTAGTAAGACTACAAGGTAATATTGATCGACATGTAGCTGAAATAAACTTAATTGAAAATCAAGGCCAAGCACTAAAAATGTATGCTACCTTAAAAGAGTTCTACGCAAATAAACTTTAAAATGTTAAAATTAATAAACTATACGCCTAGTATTTTTAATAACGATTTAACTTTTAAAAATTTACCAGGTGTTGCTGATTGGTTATCGGTATATTCTTTTATCGATTATTCAGTAGCATTAAATGATAGATCAGATACTATTAAATTACCAGTCAGTACTGTAGTTCCTGCACATTTAGCATTACCTAATTTTAAAATAACTAATTTAACATACAGAGAATGTTGTCATAAAAAAGTGTTGGATCTTATTTCACTAAGCAAAACTACTGGAAAAGAAATATGTCTAATGTATAGTGGCGGTATTGATAGTAGCGTAGTACTATCGTCATTTATAGATTTATTAGGGGTAGATGTTGCTGCTAAGAAAGTTAATATTTTAATGAGTCAGGAGTCTATATTAGAAAATCCTGTAATGTGGGAGAAATTCATTCGACCACATTTTAAAATAACCAATAGTAAACTATATCATAGAAACGGAATCGATGAATCAAAGATTCTAGTATTTGGCGAACTTAATGATCAGTTGTTTGGCAGTGACATTTTGAAAAACATATCAATATGGGCCGGGCACGACATGCTGAATAACACATTTACAGTAGATGTCGGAATCCGATACCTAACTGAATATTGTAAAATGAATATTCAATACGCTACTACATGGAGTGAATTACTAATAGAAAATTTAAAGTCATGCCCGCATCATAATTCATCTGTTTGGGATACATTTTGGTGGTATAATTTTGCATTAAAATGGATTAATGTGTATTATCGATATCTTATGAGGTGTAACATAACTACTGAAATAACTCAGGAACAAATAGACACATCATACTGCGCATTTTTTAATACTGAAGATTTTCAATTATGGAGTATGAATAATAATGAAGACAAACATCAAGGAACTTGGGATAGTTATAAGTATGCCGGAAAAAAGCTAGTAGCAGAAGTAACTCAAGATTCTAATTTCTTTAATAGAACAAAAAAGAATAGTTTACAAAATGTATTAATGTTAAGTAACCCAACTAACTATGTGTTTGAGAACAACGTGATGGTACGAGCTATTGACGATAACTTACCATTATACAACCCCGATAACTACTTTATAAAATAACATGGCTGATAATAATCCTTTCTGGAACAAACTTACAAAACCTATTCGCGATACAAAGATTAACAATATTATTGACTCGTTATCAGTATACGAAACGTCACCCTGGGATAAAAATTTTAACTTTATGGAAAGGCTAGCGCCTAAGCAAAAGTTATTTTTAAAATTAACTAATTGGCTATCTCCGTACTTCTCTGGATTTAATCAACTTCCGGAAAAATATATATGCAATGGAAATTCTGATTCATTAAATCATATTTTTATGGATCAAAAATTTAAACGTGTATTTACGCTCGATAACGAATATAGCTATTATGGATATCTATGTCAGTCACTAGGTATAGAAAAAAAGATATTCACTATTGATACTATTGATCAAATAACTGAAGATGATTTGGTTTGTATCAGTGTACCTAATTCATACGATGGAAGAGTTGATAACCGACAAGATATTATATCTATATTACAGGATAGAAATATTCCAATTTACATAGATGTTGCCTACTGCGGATTAACTACACCGTTTAAAATTAATATTAAATCTACTAGCAATACATATTTTGCATTTACATTTAGCAAGTCTTTAAGTACGAGCTTTAATCGTATTGCTGTACTATATGCTGGACAGCCTGTTCCAGGATTGGAGATTATGAACAAAGTTGGTTATGTTAATCTTTCAGGGGTAAAGATAGTAAATGCACTTATGGACCAATTACCATGCGACTACATATATCAAACATATGTAAACCAGTATGCTGATATTTGCAAAAGATTAAATCTAACCCCAACTGATTGTATTTTATTTGCGCACGACGGCGATCAACAGAAGTTTTGCGTATCTGAAGAATACGTTACCGAATAAACTCGTGCTCTACGTTTTCCCCAATAGCTAGTATATTCTGTTGGCATTCTGGATTATCGTAGTCATCGCACACCCAAACTGCATTATCCCACACTTCACAGTTAACGCCTCTGGCTTTAATGTAAGATCCTAACTGTCCAAGGGTGTTTTTATATCCAAGTTTTCTTGATATAATGGCAGATCTAAAATCAGGTAAAGTTCTGCAAAAATTAACTTGTTGCATTATCATGTCAGTCCAAAATTCTTCAATACGTTTTGTAAATACATCTTTAGGGACAGGTTTAAAGACTCTATTCAATACTCTGTATACGCCAACTGGCCAATATGTTTTCCTGGCAATACTACTGCATAAGTACACTGTATCGACCGAACAGCTCATACTGTATGCAACTATTTCGGATTTGTTAAATCTTTCTCTATAGTTGATTGACAAGGGGTGATTAGACGTTGCGATTTGTAATCTTGCAGAGTCGAACCGGTCTTGTAAATCATTATCAGTAATCCAGGTAAAAGTATTAATCATATGAATAGTTTTGAACTTTATAGTAAACTTAAAAAAATACCGTTCCTAAAGATAGGTCAGGTAGACTATTTAGACAATCTCAAACTACTACTACCGCAGTTACGGAATCGACCAGTAGCACCATTTAGATATGATGAGAATCAATCCCCAACATTACTCTCATTAGGGGTAAATGTAGAAAGCATATACGACTCTACAGATATAGAATTAGGATCTATATCATCAACTATACTTAAAAGCAGCCCCTGGAAAAACTGTATTCCTAAAACTCTTGCTAATGATTTTCCTTTATTGAAAAAAGTTGTTGATGATTATATAGATGTTCCTGGTAGGTGCAGGCTTAGTGTCTTACCGCCTGGCAGCCAGGTTAGATGGCACTGTCACGGATACTTACATACATTACCATCACTAACTGAAGTAATATTGCACATGCCGATACAATCAATTAATGTTGCAGCCAGAGTTGCTGATAGTAATTATAATAAAATATACGAAAGCATGTTTAACGAAGGTGAAGTTTGGTATTTAAATACTTGGTTACCACATAGTTTTGATAATCGCGGCCCGTTAGATAGATATCATCTTTGGATGAATGCATACTTAACTGATAAACTAGGTGAAAACGTAAATCTTAAATTGAATTCTTTATTAGAAGATGCAGTAGCCAAGTATGAAGGTCCTTTAGTAACATGAAAAATACAAAGTACATGATGACTGCTACTACCAGTCTTCCATCTATGTCTCAATCATTAATAGATCAATTGTTGAAATGGCATGATGCAAATAAAACAGTACTTGTTAACAAAGGAGCAAATGCGTTATATTCTCCCTGGGTATCTACAAAAATACGTGATGGTGACCTAAAAGAAAATATAATTTATAATATTCCTAATACAATTCCTGGGACACAATGGAATAAATGTTTTGTTGAAGAGTTTCCACAACTAGTAGAATATTTTAACTGCTTGCCTCTTAAGAGGGTTGATAAAATTATATTATTAGAAACAACTAAGTCGTGTGTTCCGCACGTTGACCTTAGTAGTTTATATTACAATGACATATCTTTAGAACCAGCTAATTATAGAATGTCTCTTAGACACGGCAAAAGTAACGGGTTCTATGTACAGCCTGTTCCAGAAGATCAGTTTGGATATCCCCGCAAAGAGCAGTTTAGTCCGTACCCTAAACAAAATTACAATCCAGAAGTTGGCAAATGGTGGGTGTTAAACAATTGGTGTTGCCAACACGGTAGTGACTGGATCGAAGGCGATCAAAAAGTTTTAATATCAGTGCAAGGGACACCATCGTTGAAACATATAGAAGTAATTAATAACGATGTTGAGAATGTGCTGTATTATCCTGGATTAACTACCGGCTGATTTAAATATGGAGATTGGACTTCATCAAGGGTCAGTAAATCTTCTTGTATATGCGCAGGTAGATCAGTTCTATATTTTTGTAAGCAAGTAAATCTACAAACTACTGTATCTTCTTCAAAGCGTTTTCCTCTAAATAATATCTTTGAATACGCATCTATTTTACTAGTTTCCCCTGCAGGAATGTAATCTTCTACGGTTCTAATATATTTTCTAGCAAAGTCGAGTCCAAACGTATATCCAACGTTGTTTGCAGTTTTAAATAAATCTCTCATAACCCTACCATTGTTTAATCTAGTATGTCCAACTGATCGTAGAAATATAAACGAATACCTGTGCTCCTTTTCTTTTTGTTGTATTAACTCTGCAATATTCATGTATCCGTTTTTGCTAGCATCAAAGTAGTTTACTTTTCGAAATACTTTTTGATTTAATACTGCATAGTTAGGTAACGTTGGAAAACTATAAAGGCAGATCATGCTAACTGGCTCATCATTTTCGTACCACATGAATGTCTCGTGATTAGGCATAGTGATACTCTGGGCCACGTAGTCCATGTAGTCTTTTCTTGGTATCTTAGTTCGACTCATTCCAATTCGTTGATCTCCAGGCCCAACTAACGAATCGATTAGTCCAATGTCATCTAGTGTAAGTAATTTATGCATAAAATCTCTTGACTCCTTACTGTTAATTATATATAATGTTATGTAGGTATTCTAAAACTGGAAATGTATGAATAATAAAATTGTAATAACTGGAATGCAGGTATGGGATTCGATTGGTACTGATGTAGCATCAAACTTTCAGACTATCCTAAAAGAAAAACATCGATTGCCGCAGTCCTTGACTAATCATAATATTGGGTGGGATCGAAATGAAATGAACGATCAGTATTATGGTTTTGTATTATCAAATAATCCAGGTCTTGAAGATCAAGTAAAGAAGTATCGAGAGAAAGAATTAAATGCAGAAGTTATCAAAGCTGCATTGTATGTTGCAACAAAAGCAATTGAGCAAGCTGGCCTAGTTGAAAACAAATATCGAATTGGTGGCTTTGGCACTTCATTATTTTCAGCAGCCGACGTACTGGCAAGATCAGTAGACGGATTCAAAAAGGGTAGAGCTAGATGTCACCCAGATGATCACTTCTATCAAAATAGTGAATTTTTAATTTCAATGATCAGTAAGTATTTTGATTTAAACGGATTAACTTCTTCTATCTCAGCAACTTGCAGTAGTGGGCTTGTTGGCCTTGAACTAGGGTCAGCATTGATTAAACAAGGGTTACTTGATCAAGTAATTCTTATCTGTGCGGACTTACCCACGGACCCGTACGCTATCTATAGAATGAACAGTGTTAGAGCATTAAGCAAATCAAATATTAGCAAGCCATTTGATATTACTAGAGATGGCATTGTAATGGGCGACGGCATTGCAACATTTGTTATTGAGTCCGAACATACTGCTATTCAACGTGGCGCAAAGATACTTGCGAAAATCGAAGGAAGCGGCTCAGCAAATTCTAACATGCATCCGACAAATCCTGGCATGATGACTGATGCATATTATCTAGCATTTAAATCTGCAATGGAAACAAGCGGCCTTAAACCAGAAGACATTGACTGGATTTCAGCACATGCCACTAGTACACCCGATGGAGATAGAGTTGAAGATCAGATTATGTCTGAGTTATTGCCGGGCAAATCAATGACTTCGTTTAAAGGACACATCGGCCATACTATGGCTGCAAGTAGTGCTATTGAGTTAATTTACACTATAGAGGCAATGAAAAATAAAATCATCCCTCATGTTGCTAACACTATTGAAGTAGACAATACTGATTCTAAACTAACCATTGTTTTAGAAAACACTCCAAATCAATCAAAATATGTTTTAAAGAATAGTTACGGCTTTGGTGGCAGAGCCAACTCTATTATTGTTAGCGTGTAATTAATAAGTTTCTAGTTTATCTATACCTAACTGTGTTCTAAACTCGTCAGTGAATGTCCCGTCAACTCTAAGGCTCCACGTCATTTTAGAGTTAGGATGGCCACCATGCATATCTAAGTCATTAAAAAATGCTGCCTTAGCCGTGACCGGATGTTCGACATCCGCAATTTCGTCGTATATAAAGAAATCTTTTACACCGCATGGATTAATCCAAAGGAACTCATTTTTATGAGGAATAATTTTTGTACCATCCCTGTGAGTAAGTATTTTACAATCGTGCTCGTGCAGGAAAAATACAATACGCCCTATTTCTTTAAACGGTAGTTTATAAATCCATTCAATTAGTGTTGGAAAATATTTTTCATTTTCTGTGAACTTAGTTTCAGACTCTTTTCCTTTATTTAGGTAACTAGCTTCGTTTAGTTTAGGATTTTTGTAATCTCTAATATATACTACCGAACTAGCACTGTACATTCCGTTGTATAATTTAAAATATAAAGACCTTTGATTTCTACTTAATGAGTTAAACAATTCTCGCTCTTTGTTAGATAAAAATTCATTCTCGCATTTTACTCTAAGTTCTAAATAGTTCCCGTACTTCTCATTGTCTTTTATGCCTGGACCGTACAGGCCAGCTTGTATATTACTTTGTACTATACCATAACATATTTCTCTTTCTAAAGAAATAATACCCTGCAAGTCGATGTACGCATCTGCGTTAATATAAGGGGAGCCGTTGATTCCGTTCATAATAATAGCCTTTATTTTTATTAATAGATAAATTAATTTATGCAAACGATGGCCTTACCCAAAAATAAAATCCAACGATTAGACCTCTCACATTGGAAAGATATAGAAGATTTATATTTTGCGTGTGAAGATGCAGTTAGGTCACGCATTATTGCAAAGGGTGTTGATAAGCCTGCAGAACCTGAAGCTGTTGAAAAGATTTGGCAGTTATGGAGTAACGCTATAAAACGATATTACCTAATAGGGGACGAATTTCACTACCTATACGGAATATGGGACAATGAAAACGTTCTACAAACTATGTTAGGTTGGCGCTGTGACTTGCCAGCACCCTACAATAACGATTGGGTTATTGTTTACATGAAAAGTAGACCGGAATCAACATTAGGTTTTTTAGAACCGTTATGGAGATTAATGTTCGAACAATGTGAAACTAGAGGGTTTGATAAATGGCATGCAATAGTGTCTAAGGATCGATATACAAAGTTTGATGCATTTGAAAGGAGGTTTACTCCCGACATCCATAGTCGATATAAATACGAAACACTAGTAGATATGCCACCAGAGACACAGCCAACTATCGAATGGGTATGGGCTATGATGGGCCGAAATCTATTAAAATCGCACCACGAAGTTAGAACAGGAACCCGTATCAAATGATCAATACCTCAGAAATGTTTATTCCTATTAGGAAGAACTTACTTTTAACTGCTAATCTAACACTGATTAATATCCCTATTTGGATCATAGGGTTATCTAGCTTGTATCTATTAGCAACTGATTTTGAAGTCTACAAACTCGCATTGTTTTTAGGTGGTTATTTCTTTTTTAACATACTAGGAATTACTGCCGGGTTTCATCGATATTTTTGCCACAAGAGTTTTAAAGTTAGCAAATGGAAAGAACTGCTAATGATGCTTGCAGGAACTTTGGCAGCACAGGGCCCTATTATTTACTGGGTGGCATTACACAGAGGATATCATCATAGACATGCTGACGGCCCAGAAGATCCACATAGTCCAATACATGGATTTTGGCATAGCTTTGTGCTATGGATGTTTAGATTGTCTCCTACTGCCATCAGTCTAAAGACTGCTGTGGATTTGTTAAGAAATAAAAATGCTATGTTTATGAGTAAACATTACAGAGCCATAGTATTAACTTTTTGGGCAATTGCATTATTCATTAGTGTTGACTTCTTTTTGTTCGGAGTAATGTTACCAACACTAGTTACTATCTGCACGTACAACATAACAAATAGTGCTACTCATATAAAGTCGTTGGGTTATACTAATTTTAAGACTAGAGATAACAGTGTAAACTCTCCGTGGTTGTGGCCATTTGTACTAGGCGAGTGCTGGCATAACAATCATCATGGTCGTGCAGGCGACTACAGCCTTAAACAAAAATGGTGGGAACTAGACCCAGCTGGAGCATTTATTACCGTGTTTAAAGATGGCGATAGATAAACCTAGTTTTAAAATAGCAGACTGCCCAGACAACAAGACTGTGCATGGTTGGATGGACTCTGTTTTAAATCTATCAGAAAAATTTAACGGACTTATCCCCGAAACAACCGGGGATCCGTTTATCAAGTTTAAAATTAATAATTTTGATATCCCACAAATTTTAAATGCGGTATCAGCTACAACTGAAAAATACGGGTGGCACGGGTTCTTAAGCCATTTTAAAGATACCACTAACATTACTAAGCAACGAACCAAATACTATGGTGGCTTTTCTATCACTCATAATCCAGATATTGCATACCCAGTAGATGAACATGCTAGTGCGTTAGGGGAGCCTAAAGCCAATCTAGGAACTTTTTTTAAAAGCGGATTAGGTATCAAGATATGGATGAAAATGGAAGAGATGAAAATTACTCATACATTTTATAAAATTTGTTTTGAAGAAGGTATGCAAGGAGTTAAAACTTTTCTATTACATCACGGGCTTATTTCAATAGACGATAGTTTTGAATGGGCAGATAAATTAAACTCGCATGTCTCTTCAAGTAGGAAAGGTTTAAAAAACGGATATTTTGATACTTATAGTTTTAGAAATTTATCCACCGGTGCACAAACTGGGATGTTGGGCAATTTTTTAACCAATAGGATGCAACGAAGTCTATGTAGAAGTAGAGCTGCATTTATAGACGGCACTGCATGGAGCACTATTTCTAAAGAGTTAATGTGGCACTACGACGAACCTATATATTTAAATTTACGTATTAATATTCCATTGCAAACAAGTAACAACTATGTTTGCGAAATCAAAGGAGACTCCAACGAATACCATTTTGATGTAGGGTATGCATATTGTTGGGATACTACCGTAGTACATCGTGTGTACGCAAAGCTACCTGAAGATTCTAAACGCATACATCTAGTTCTAGGAACTATTCCGTGGTTTGATTTTGATCATGATAGTCAAACATACTACGCCAATGAATTTTACGGAGAAATGCATCCTTTTGATATGGTTGCTAATGGACACATTATATCCGATATCAGCGTGACCTAGTTCATAATCATTGACTATGCTTTGTTAAAAGTATATAATACTATATGACCAATGTATCGAAAAGCCCCGAACGACATACATTCCAAATGGAAAATTATGTTAAGCGCCGGGAAGAAGAAGGATTAGAACCTCTTGAAGAATATATCGAGATGTTTAAAACTTGGAAACAACAAGACGAAGAAAATATGGTTGATCCAAACTGGCAGAAGAACAATATGGAATATGATCTTCGGTCAACCAATTGGATACTTGCTAAAGTAAGGGAATCCGATACTTATGCTCAAAATCTGTATGCAGCTATTTGCAACAATGATTTCTGCAAGCGTGAATTGTGGCCTCTTCTCAAAGAAGAATACTGGAGTGCCAGTTGGCGCTCAGCTGGCGGCATTGTTGCAGATATGCGTGAGCATGGCGACTACATCGATTGGTACTGTAGCGGTATCGGCAGCGGCCTAGGTAATGGTGACGAAGATGGCACTAAGGGATATGTTTCAGAGAGTGTAGTAACAGAAGAAATTAAAGACGACCTATACAAGTTAGGTTGGTTAGTAATAGAATCAAAGGGTGATGTTGAATGACACAGTTAAACGGCTACGTTAAAAAAGGTTGGGGCTATGAATTAATTTGGGCCACAAATGAAAAGTATTGCGGAAAGATCCTATGCTTTGAGCAGGTTGGTGCAAAATTTAGTATGCACTTTCACAAGGACAAAGATGAGACTTGGTTTGTAAATGCCGGGCAATTTAGTTTGAGATACATAGATACTAAAACTGCTGAGTTAAAACAAGTGTTACTCAAAGAAGGTGACACATGGCATAATCCTCCCCTACAGCCGCACCAACTAATTGCCATGCAACCTAATAGTATGATTTTTGAAGTAAGTACAGTAGACAGTGTAGAAGACAATTATAGAATTGGTGCCGGCGACAGCCAAGCAGTTAATAATACAGAGATACCAAATGCCCCTAACGTTTAATGTAGAAGATATCTTCGAGGAAATTCCCGGAGATCCAGATAATGTTATTATGAAACTGCCACCGGAGATTTGTGAATCTCAAGGATGGGTCGAAGGTGATACACTTGATATTAAATTAGAAAACGGTGCATTAATACTGTCCAAAGTCAATGGCTAAAAATTCAGAACTAATCGAACTTATAGGCGTAGTTACCGAAGTGCTACCTAACTCAACTTTTAGAGTTAGAGTAAATAACACAGCACATGAAATAATCTGTTACATGGGTGGCAGATTAAAGCAACATAAGATCAAAGTCATCATGGGTGATGGCGTTAAAGTAGAAGTCAGCCCCTACGATCTTACCAAAGGGCGAGTAACATATAGACTATGAAGTGAATACCAATCTCTATGCGGTTCGCAGTATATGTACAAGTATAATGACTGAGGCCCATACAGGTTCCAAGTTTCGCAGCCTATTGGCAAAAATTCGCAAGCACTTTAAATCTTTAGATTTAGTTATACATACTAAAAGAATAAAGACACTAGAAGTTAATGAATTCTATATCAATGCATTTTATGACAGCATTGCCGATCATGAAAATGAATGCCCTATAGAAGTAATAGTATACCACAATATTGATTCTGAAGAGTTTTTTGAACACAGTCAAGTTGGGCAATTCCTAGTTCAATTATATGACGCTGTTGTACATGAACTACGACATCAAGAGCAAGGGCGAGCTAGAAATTATCTTCCCAATCCATATGTTGTTGATCTTGAATCAACTGTTAGCTATCTAAGTGATCCAGATGAGATCGATGCGTATGCACTTAGCATTGCAATTGAGCTTATTCGAATTTTGGGTAGAACACGTAGCATACAGTACCTGCACCGTGCAAGCCGATTAGCCAATGTTCGCCCAAAAGGCTTGTATGCAAGTCCAAACTTATTTGCCTACTTTGAAACTTTTGAGCGGCTTAATCATCCTGTTATCCGTAAGTTGTTAAAAAAAGTGTTTTTGAACTTAGAAACACTTGACAAGAACGCTGTTTTCTACTAAAATACTAGTATTGTTAAACAGCCTAGGAGCGCAAGGTGTCAAAAGAATTTCCCCTACAACAAGTTTTGGAACTTGCCTGTGCGGCACAACGAGTTAACAATGCCTATATCAAAGAAGTAGAAAGCATCTTTGATGTCGACGGCAAGTTCATGTACATGAAACACCCTAACAAGAGTTTGATTAAAAAGGCATTGAATCTTAAGGACGGTAGTACCAGTGCAGAGTTTGCGCCACAGGATATCTTTGTAGAAGAAGCAGACTGTGAATTGGCTACTGAAATTCAAAAATATTTTAAGCGACTGATGTTTGCCGCAGTTAAAGGCGATAACGAATTCCACACAGAAGTCAACACGTTGTTAACATTAGGTGTCATCCCAGAAAACAAGATTGGATTTATTGCCTGTTTGCCCAGTGTATACAAACGAGATCATGCTAACAATCAAATTGAAAAACGTATCCGAACTACAGACAAGGAATATTTAGGCACCATTGGTACTAATATTACAGATCGAGATTGCGAAATTGTTAGTTCAGTACGTTCAAAAAACTTTGATGCATGGAATGTTGATGCTATAATAGATAATAAGATGGTATCTTGGTTTAGCAAGTCTGATATGAAAATTGGCCCTTGCGTCGTTATCAAAGGAAAAGTCAAAGATCATAGCTTGCATTGGAAACATAAGACTCCAGTGACTAGATTAAATTACATAAAGGCAGTACAATGACAGACGAATTTGAAAAATATGATGCTTTTGCTAAACTGATGGAAGAGCGTTTTCCAAAGATATTTGCAGAACCCTACGGTGGATTTTGTTGTGGCGAAGGTTGGTGGCCCATTCTTGAAAGTCTGTGCGGACAGATTCAGCATCACATTGATTGGAAGAACAAGAAGTCAGAAGTTGTACCTCAGGTAACCGTAGCCCAGATCAAAGAGAAGTTTGGTGGACTGCGTTTCTACTACAATGGTGGTGATGAACAGATACACGGTATGGTTAGTATGGCAGAAAGCTGGGCCGGACATAGTTGTGAAACTTGTGGTGCTCCGGGCAAAAGCCGAGAAGGCGGCTGGATTAAGACTCTTTGTGATCATCACGAAGAAATGCGTAGAATTAACAATAGAAAATACGAAGATGAAAATCAAACTAGTTAGTGATCTCCATTTAGAGTTCTCTGACATCAACATTAAAAACGACGAAGGCTGCGATGTTCTAATCCTCGGCGGCGATATCATGATTGCCGAAGAACTCTACGATCATCCTGCATCTAGTTTCGACCCATGGTCGTCTGGTGCTGTTGCAGATTTAGGCCGGAAGCAAGAGCGTGTTCAACGTTTTCGAGATTTCTTAAAGCGTTGTTCGTTTCAGTTTCCGCACGTTGTTTACGTTGCAGGCAACCATGAGTTTTATCACGGCAAGTGGGATCGCACTATTGATGTGTTGCATAACGAGTGTGCTAAGTTTTCTAACGTCCACTTCTTAGAGCAAGAGTGCAAGACTATTGATGATATTACATTTATTGGTGGCACACTTTGGACTGACATGAACAAAGGCGATCCGTTGACTCTGCATGCCGTTCGTGACATGATGAGTGACTTTCGAGTGATTCTCAAAGAGAACGAAGGTTATACTAGGCTCAAGCCCGCAGACACGTGTGTTCGTCATAAGAAGATGCTACAATACATTAAAACAGTTGTCGCAGAACAGCATGACAGAAAGTTTGTAGTAGTTGGACATCACAGTCCTAGCAAGCTATCTACTCATGAACAGTATGCTAATGAACAGCTAATGAATGGTGCTTACAGCAGTGACTTGAGCGAGTTCATTATGGATCACCCACAGATCAAATTGTGGACACATGGACATACGCATCATCCATTTGACTATGTCGTTGGAGAGACACGTATTGTTTGCAACCCTCGTGGCTATGAAGGCTATGAGCCAGATAGCGGCTGGAACACTAACATTGTAATAGAGGTATAAAATGAAAACTGATTGGACTAAACTAACTCCTTATACATTTCCATTAAAGGGAATGACCCAACCTAAGGAGATTTGTGCAGTTATGAAGATGCTAGGTATTGACAAGTATATCTACGAAATTCGTAACAACATTACTATTAAGTATGGCATGAGTGCCGATAATGAAAAGTTTCACGGTGCTAGAATGTATCGTCAGCTTGGTCATTTAGACAGCTGGGGCAATTATAAACTAACTGGCTCAAATGGTATAGAATTTTTAGATATTGATGCTGAGTTTAACAATAGATACGGATCAAATATTGATCATAAAGATGTGCTGATTACTGTATGGGGCTTTGATAACTATCCGTGGAGAACAATTAATGTTCGAAAAGAACTTATCGAAGCGGAAAGTTATTTGATTAGTCAATACGAAATGATTCATCAAGAAAAACCTGTAGGTAATCTTTTTGATGAATCATTCTGGGAAAATAAATCTGCACCAATTAAATCAGTATATGACAGTATGTTTAAGGAACAAGAATGAAAGATTTTAACGTAGCAGAAGTAACAAAAACTACAGCTAAAAATATGTACGAACTGCTACTACAATTAGCAAGTCATATCGAAAAGCTCGAAACTGAGAATGCCGAACTCAAACACAAATTAGAATTGCATCAAGATGACCTTAAGTGAAAAAGACGTAAAAGTTTTTAAGAAATGGCTAAAAGGCCATTTAGCCTACGGTCCTACCACTATTGTCTTTACTAAGAAAGACGGTACTGAACGAACTATGACTTGCACAACCAAGGTAGATCTTGTTCCTGTTGAACCAATCGTCGAGGGCGTAGAAAAGAAAGAAAAGAAAGCAAATGAAGAAGTTATGCCAGTGTATGATCTAGATGCTAAAGGTTGGCGTAGCTTCCGTTGGGATAGCATTAAACAAGTGAGATTTGAACTATGAGACAATACGTAGAAGATACCTGCGAAGTACTATGCGAAGATAATGGACGCAAAATGGTTGCAGATCTTTTGAGTTTTCGAGAACGTGATCATCTTGCAGTTAGTATAGAAAAACAGTTAAAATTAGAAATGCGGTGGAACGGTAACATCTACGAAGGTAGAATAGGAACAAAAACTTTCACTTCAGATGGTCCATTAGTTCGAAACATTAAACAAGGTAGAAGATGATTGATTGTTTAATCATGGGAGATAGTATTGCTGTAGGTACAGCTCAAGTGAGACAAGAATGTGTTTCATATTCTAAAGGTGGCATTAACAGTTACCAATGGTTGAATACTAATGTAGGCAAAAGTCCCTACGTTGCCAAAACTGTAATTATCAGTTTAGGATCAAATGATCACACGTATGTTAAAACTGAAAGCGAATTGCAAACAGTTCGTCAGTTAACCAAAGCTGATCAAGTGTATTGGATTTTGCCTGCGATCAAGCCCGATATTCAAGAGATTGTAAAAAAGGTAGCCGCACAATACGGCGACACAGTATTGCCAATTACACGTTTACAAAAAGATGGTGTTCACCCAAGTTGGGCAGGTTATAAAAAACTAGCAGAGGAAACAAAATGAAAATTGGACTAAGCTATAGCCGTTGTATTTTGGATATCGTTGAAGGTCGCGTAGATATGGATGATGTACTGGTATTGATTACTCGTACAGATTTTGATCCACGTGATGACGAACAATGGGAAGGTATTTGGCAAGGATATACACTTGGCGGAATGAGTAATCCAGAATGGGGTCACTATGACTTTAACAGTAAGGACGATGAAGGCAAGTTCCGTAGTGTGAGCATTATGCTCTACACAGATGGCAAAATGCATCAGCCTCGTCAATTTGGCGCACATCCAAGACGCAGACCAGAATTCTGGTTAGAAACAGTTCTTCCAACGGAAGAATTAGAAAAGAACCCTGCGGCAAAACTTGCTTGGGAAAAGTTTCAAACAGTTGCCAGTTTAACCAATGTAAATTTAGATAAGGATTACCAATAATGCCACGCTTAATTCCCACAGTCATCGAATCAGAACCACGTGGAGAACGTGCCTATGACATCTACAGTCGATTGCTTAAAGATCGTATTGTTATGTTAGACAGCGAAGTTGACGAACACAGCTCAAGTATTCTTGTAGCACAGCTACTCTTTTTAGAAAGCCAGGGCAATGAGGATATTACGTTCTTTATTAACAGTCCAGGTGGAAGTGTTACTGCTGGCCTTGCTATTTACGATACAATGCAGTTTATTAAACCTGATGTAGCAACCTATGTTATGGGTCAGGCTGCTAGCATGGGATCGTTCCTAGCACAAGCGGGTGCGGCCAGCAAGCGTTTTGTGCTTCCAGAAAGTCGTACAATGATTCATCGTGTAAGTTCAGGTACACGTGGCACCAGCGGATCAGTACACGTACAAGAGCTACAGTTTGAAGATGCTAAACGTAGCTTTGAAGAAAGCCAACGACTGAACAAGCGTTTGACAGAACTGTATGTACGTCATAATACTGCGGGTAAAACCTATGACGAACTATTCAGTAATATGAAGTTTGATACATTTCTAAGCGCAGATGACGCTGTGGCCTATGGTTTAGCTGATAAAGTGATCTCAAAACGTCCATAAAGTGCGCAGTTAATGGGCATTGACACTGTACTTAAATAGTTAAACTAGGAGAGTACTGTGTCAAGAAAACCATTTAATTGGGCGTTGTTGGACAGAGAAAACTTGTACATCATGATGTACGAGTTAAAGCCTTTAGTAGTAGGCAAACGCCTTGCCATTAAAGATTTACAAAAGCTACTAAGTAATCATCTTAAATGGCATCTTCCTATCAGAGTTAGACTAAAGCGTGATCCTACTCATGATACGGGTATTGTTTACATAGGCGGAGCATACTATGCCCACTATGATCAAGAAGAACGTGCGCAAGTTGAAATAAATTTTAGCTATAAATCAACCAGTAATGAAATTAAACTTTCAGATAACCGCTGGGGTAGAATGTGCAGATTATTTGCAGATACTATTTTACATGAAGTAGTACACATGAGGCAATATCGTACTAGACAGTTTAAAGATATTCCAGGATACCTAAGCACAGCCTATTATGCCAGAGATCGTAAAGAGCAAGAGTATTACGGTCATAAAGATGAAATGGGGGCATTTGCATTTAATATTGCCTGTGAGTTAAATGATAAGTTTGGCAACGATTTCGATGCAGCCAAACAATATTTGGATAGTAATCTAGCCAAACGTGCCAAAAAATCCTGCTGGCACAAGTACATGAGAACATTTGATTGGAATCATAACCATCCAGTTATACGTGCTATGAAAAAGAAAATCATCCGAAACTTGCCATATGCCCAACTAGGTAAGCCATTTAAGACGCCAGACCACTTGACATACTAAAGGTTAGACTGTATAATATACATATTAAACAGTAGAAAGGTCTATTCATGCTCGATCCTTGTCAGAATGTAATTTCCACCCTTGAAGATCATAACAGTCGTTTGGACAAAGAAGCTATTATTCTTGTTCAAGCAGAACAAGGCAACGATGAATTCTTTCACGGTTGCCGGCTTGCATTAGACCCTATGATTACATTTGGTATTAAACAAGTAAAGGAAAAGAATGATAAAGACGGTCCTGGCCTATCTTGGGATATGTTTACT